CGCCATTAGCGCAAGATATTGCTAAAGCATTAAAGAAGAAAGCATCATAATATAGGAGGAATTCTGAATGGCTTTATCTAATACAGCAACTCCTTATTACTACGGAAAATTTAGAGAAGCTGTATTAAGAGGGCAGATACCTGTTTGTAGAGAAATTGCTCTTGAGATGAATCGTATAGATGATCTCATAGCTAACCCGGGAATATATTATGACATAGACTCTGTCGAAGGATTTGTTAGATATTGTGAAGCAGAACTGACCAAAACCGATGGAACAGATTTAAATCTGTTAGATACTTTTAAATTATGGGCTGAGCAAATATTTGGATGGTATTATTACATTGAGAGATCTGTGTACGTTCCATCAGATAATAATCATGGAGGACACTATGAGACTCGAATGATAAAGAAAAGACTTATAAATAAACAGTATCTGATAGTTGCTCGCGGTGCTGCAAAATCTATGTACGCATCTTGTATACAAAGTTATTTTTTGAATGTTGATACAACGACCACCCACCAGGTAACAACCGCTCCAACAATGAAGCAGGCTGAGGAAGTATTAAGCCCAATCCGAACTTCTATAACTAGATCCAGAGGCCCTCTATTTAAGTTCTTAACAGAGGGATCATTGCAGAACACCCTTGGAAATAGAATGGATCGAGTGAAATTAGCATCTACAAAGAAGGGAATTGAGAATTTCTTAACAGGGTCAATTCTCGAAATTCGTTCTATGTCTGTAGATAAACTTCAAGGATTGAGGCCTAAGATATCGACGATTGATGAGTGGCTTTCTGGAGATATACGTGAAGACGTTGTTGGAGCGATTGAACAAGGGGCTTCTAAGTTAGAAGATTATCTTATAGTGGCAGTTAGCTCTGAAGGAACCGTTCGTAATAGTAGCGGCGACACAATCAAAATGGAACTTATGGACATTTTGAAAGGAACATATGTCAATCCGCATGTATCTATTTGGTATTATAGATTAGACGACGTAACTGAAGTAGGAAAGCCTGATATGTGGCTAAAAGCAAATCCGAATCTTGGTAAGACGGTTACGTATGAAGTTTATCAATTAGATGTTGAGAGAGCAGAAAGAGCACCATCTACAAGAAATGACATTTTAGCTAAGAGATTTGGGATACCAATGGAAGGATATACGTACTTCTTTACTTATGAGGAGACTCTTCCCCATCGCCGAGTGGATTTCTGGTCGCTTCCATGTTCATTAGGAGCCGATTTATCTCAAGGAGACGATTTCTGTGCCTTCACATTTCTATTTCCTCTTAAAGATGGTTCCTTTGGCATAAAAACAAGATGTTATATAACGAGTTTAACATTGATGAAATTGCCCGGAGCAATGAGAATGAAATATGATCAGTTCATTCAAGAAGGGTCATTAATGGTTCTCGAATGCACTATTTTGGACATGATGGATGTTTATGAAGATTTAGATAAGTATATAGAGGATTGTCAGTATGATGTCCGTTCATTCGGATTTGATCCATATAATGCTCGTGAATTTGTGGAAAGATGGACTAAAGAGAACTCTAATTATGGAGAGGAAAAGGTTATTCAAGGAGCTAAGACAGAGTCTGTCCCTTTAGGGGAGTTAAAGAAACTCTCCGAGGAAAGAATGTTAATATTTGATCAAGAACTATTCTCCTATACAATGGGAAACTGCATCACAATAGAAGATACTAACGGTAATAGAAAACTTCTTAAGAAGCATGCAGATCAAAAGATTGACAGCGTATCTGCATTATTAGATGCATTTGTTGCGTACAAATTAAATAAGGAGGCTTTTTGAAATGGGTGTTCAACACGGGCAACTTCCATTCAATGGATATTTCTATGGAACAGATGGAATTCTTCGTAATTTAGATCATCTGATGCCATCAGAGTATGTTAATTTTGATGTAATACAAAATAGGCCCAACTATGACGGAAGTCCAATGACACACGAAACGGATATACCATTTATACACGTTGGCTTTTATTAAAGTGAGGCTAATATGGATAAGTATATTAAGCATCATGGCATATTAGGTCAACGATGGGGAATTAGAAGATATCAAAATCCCGATGGATCACTAACTCCAAGGGGGCAAGCTAGAAGAGATAAGATAGATAATAAATGGGCCAGCACTAAAGGAGAAAAGATCAAATCCGCGGTTCATAATGACGTCAAGAAGGATATGAGAGAATTTGTTAATACAGAATTTACTGCAGTATTTAAGACAAATGGCAAATTGTCGTCAGCATCCATATTAGCTTATAATAATAAGTTGGCTTCGTTAATGAATAGTAAAGTTGGTGACGTAGAAGCTCCATCAGGTCGTCTTCTTAGATTTGTTGCAAAACGAGGAGAACTGGGGGTTCACACAGCATTAGCAGATGCTGGATATGATCTATCACAACTTAGTAGAGGAGTATTCACAACAGGTAAAGTGGCTTACAAAGATGAGAATCTTATGAAAGGAGGGTGAGTATGGCAAAATCTTTAGGCGCTCGCCTAAAGCATGCTTGGAATGTTTTTCGAGCAAGGGACGAAACAGAAGATTACGCTTTCAAAGACATTGGGGCCTATTCAATATACAATCCTACTCGCCCTAGAGCCTTAATAGGAAATGAGCGATCTATAATAACAGCAGTCTATAATAGGATAGCGATGGACGTTGCATCGTATGACATCCAACATGTGAGGGTAGATGAAAATGGACGATATATCGAGACCATCAATGACGGATTACAATATTGTTTAACTGTAGAAGCAAATAAAGATCAAACGGGAAGAGCGTTCATATTAGATGTCGCTATGAGTCTGTTTGATGAAGGTTATGTAGCAATTGTTCCTGTCGATACGACCATATCTCCAATAGCTACTGGTTCATATGAGATACATACCATGCGAACTGGAAAAATTGTTGAATGGTATCCAGATCAGGTCCGAGTTGAGTTATATAATGATAAAACGGGAAATAAAGACAGAGTTGTTATCCCAAAATCGATTGTAGGAATTGTTGAAAATCCATTGTATGCTGTAATGAATGAGCCAAATAGTACGCTAAAAAGATTGATTAGAAAGTTGAATCTTTTGGATACTGTTGATGATGCAAGCGGAAGCGGTAAATTGGATCTAATCATTCAATTACCATACGTTATTAAGTCAGAGGCCAGGCAGGCTCAGGCAGAAGCAAGGCGTAAGGCCATAGAGGAACAATTAATAGGAAGTAAGTATGGTATTGCGTATACAGATGGAACAGAACATATAACACAATTGAATAGACCAGTAGAGAATAATTTACTAAGTCAAATAACTTATTTGACAAATACACTCTACAGTCAATTGGGTATTACAGAAGATGTGTTTAATGGAAAAGGCGATGAAAAAGCCATGTTAAACTATTACAGCAGAACTGTAGAACCCATTGTGATGGCAATAGTTGAAGAGCTTCGCAGGAAATTCCTAACAAAAACAGCGCGATCTCAAGGTCAGACAATAATGGGATTCAGAGATGTTCTAAAACTTGTTCCGGCCAATGAGATGGCAGAAATGGCAGATAGTTTTAGTAGAAATGAGATTCTGACACCCAACGAGATAAGATCTATTTTAGGAATGAAACCGGCAAATGTTCCTGAGGCCGATGAGCTTCGAAATAAGAACCTTCCTATTCAGGAATCTGGAGAGGTTGAAGAGGTGCAACCATCAAACACAGCCGCATATGATACGTTGTTTGATGAAATAATATCTGGTTTGGAGAAAGAGATAGACAATGTTTTACTGAAGGATGAAGGCGATGATACTAGTCGATAGGAAATTAATTCACTATGCATCTCCATACTATGATCCTGTAAAAGCTCATGAGTATTACATGGCGAATAGGGAGCTTGTTGGAAAAAGATCCTCAGCCAAGCTAAATGAAGAAGGTAAAGCCATTTGGAGAACAACGAAAGATAATATTACCGAAGACAAGCAGAAAACTTTAGATGATGCCAAACAGGACAATACTGAAAATATAGAGGCTCTTAGATCAGAAGCAAAAGCTTCGAGGGAACGGATTGCAGAAAGATTGCGAGAAGCATTAGAACGAATCGTTGAAAGACAAAAGAAACTTATAGAAGACAAAACTGCAGAAACGAAGGATAAGATTGAGACAATATCTGATCAGGTCAAGAAAGACAATGAAAACATAACGGAAAAGCAGAGGAAAGCAGTCGAAAAAGAGAAGTCGGCGATTCAGAAAAAGATTGATAAATTAAATGGAGAAGATTACTCAAATTTATCAAAAGAAGACAAGGCGAAGAAGGTTTCAGAGCGAAAAGAAGAAATTGCGAAGCTTAAAGGAGAATTGAAAGCTACAACTGATAGGATCAAAGTAGAGACAGCAAACGAGAAAGCACAGATACGTAAAGTATCCGACTATGAAAAAGGAAATATACGTACGGATGATAAGGTGACAAAAACATCTATACGCGAAAATTCAGCATCGGATAAAGTTTCTGAACGGACATCGGCTAAAGAGGAGCGTACTGTACTTGCTTC